CTTCAGATGCATACAGTGCTGCGATCTGATCAACTGCTTCTGCTCTGCTGCCATGGCAGCCTGCTAATGAATTGTCATCATCTTTGCGAACACCCCACGGTTCAGAAACAGAACAGCCCGCATCTTCTTCCACCACATGCCAAGGCATCAGGCAATCACCTGTGGTGCAGGTTCCACTGGCAGTGAACCCACCAGCCCTGCACCAGCCTGGTTGGCAATGGTGCGTGCTTCATCAGCAGTCACCACAATGCCTACACCCAGATAGACCTTCTGAATAATCTCAGCGATCTGCCTTGCACCCGCAATCGAATCCTCTTCCAGCGCTACATCTGACAGCGGCTGCAGATCCTCATACGCCCTAGCCTCGTCAACTGTGAGGAAACCAGAACTAATACCAACAGCATGCGCTGCGTAACGTGTGCTCAGGTCGGAGCGCAGCAGGCCGTCAACGTTAAACTTGACCCGCTCATTCTTTGGCACGAGCGTTGACAACGCATCCTCAATCGGGATCAGGTACGGCATCAGCCCAAAGGACAACCAGTCCGCTGCACGCTGCTCACGGTTCGCATACGTAACCGAGCTACCAGATGTGGCGGCACCGACAAGCTCCGGTGGTATGCCATAGATGCGTGCGATCTGCTCAACCGTAAACCGTTGCGAATCCAAAAATTGTGATTCGTCAGGGCTGATTTGCACACGCTCATACTTCAAACCTGAACCCATGATTGCTGGTTCACGGTTGCCTTGTGTGGCATTGATGAACGCACCCTTGATGCCCTGTGCCTGCTCAGGTGTGAGCTCAGAGTCGGAGTAGATGATGGCGTTAGGATTGCCGCCACTGTTAAAGAACTGCGCACCGAACTGCTCAGCGCTGATGCCTGAACCGATAGCCTGTTTGGCACTGCTGATCGGGCTCAACCCCATCGGCATACCAGGCATCACAAACATTGGCATGTGCCACAAAGGCCCGTTAGGCCAACGGTTGATGCGCTTCTCGTTAATCTGTGTGGTCCACTCGCCGTCAACGTGCCGCCACTGGACGGTGGCCGGGTCGAGGATCTCAACTGTGACAGGGAACCCGTTAACACCAGTTTCAGTAACCAAGCCGTAAGCGTTGCCGTCCAACAACAACGAGCTCCACAGCTGGTACAACCATGTGGTGATATTCACGTTCGGTGCAGGCGCACGAAACAGCGAACTAGCCGGCAACTGTGTACGACCGCCAGGACCATCACGGTACTGATCCAACGGCAACGTCGAACCCACACCAGCCAACAGGCGAACGCACGCCCACACTGCAGCCAACCGCATCGCACTATTGGCATCAACGATTGGCGCACCAGTCCGCATACGCATCTGATTCACCGCAGCGATAATCGAATCCGGTGTGATCGCACGCTGCTCACGTTTAAAGAAACCCATCAGGCACCATCAATCAGAAAGCCCACAACGAACAAACACACGCCAGCAACACCAAGGGCCATGATCGGTGACACCAAAAACACTGCAACACAAACAGCCATAATCCCAGCGATCTCCAGAACGGTCGCAAGAGCATCTTTAAACATTGGCACCGCCCTTTCTAGTATGCGAACACCTGTGGCAACGTAGGCTCAGGAGCCTCCCGAGCAGTAGCGCAACCCCACAAAGCTAACGTCACAGCAACCAGCGGTGAAATATCAACACTGCTCGACGTTCTCGACCACGCCCACGAATCGCCAAGCTTGCGAGTGTTAGCGCCCATCACCGCAGCGACAAGCTCCGACTGCCCAGTGTGCGTAACACTCTTAGCCATCACAGCATCAAACAACCTTGTGCACGCCTCGGAGTACTCACGGGCTGATGTGGTCCGCACGGTCAAACCAAGGTTCTGCAGATCGGTGATGAAACCCGCCGAGGGCCCAACACCATCAATCACAAACGAACAACCCTCATAACGATCAGCAAGCTCGATGCAACGTGGGATCAGCCAATCAGTACCGGGCCGACGATCCGCAAGCTCAACAGCAAACCCGTCATCAGCTGGCGAACACGCAGCAACCGAAACCGACGAACGATCAGGTGGCAAATCCACACCGAACACAACACCATCAGTGCCAGGAGACACATCAACCTGCACAGCTTCCCAAGCATGCAACGGGATCTTCGCACTCAAACTCTGCGACTTCCACACCCCAAGACGCTCAACAGCAAACGCCTCGGTGGGCATTGTCTGCCGCTCAGCCTCAACAAACTCCGGGTCAATCCTGCGTCCCAACGCAGGATTCGCTGCAGCCCACACCGCAGGATCAGCAGGATCATCAGCCAGATCAGAAGACCACTCAACCCAACACAAACGACCAGGGTCATCAGACATCGCACGCACCTTCGTGCGCCGGATCTGCTCCGAAAACTCATCAATCTCAGGCGGTGAACTCGTCGTATACCAGAGTTGCGGGTTAGGTCTCGCAGACAAAGTAGGCAACAACGCCGCCATCATCGCCGCCGACAACTTGTAAGCCTCATCAAAAATGATGCAATCACCAGTGAACCCACGACCAGACCCAGAAGACCTAGCAACAAACCGCAACCTCGAACCATTCTTACACTCAATGGCCTCTTCACCATTCGACGTGCGAACCCGTTTCACCATCCGGTCAAGGTCATCACAATTTTCTATCAGGTAACGAACCCTGCGGAACGCCTCCTGCGAAGTCTTAAACTCATGAGCGCTGTGAAGGATGAGCTCTTCACCGAGCAAGAACATTCCTGCGAGCTCACGAGCCTCAAGGATCGACCCCTTGCCATTCTGGCGTGGAACCACAAGACCAACCTCGAGCGCAGCCCACCGCCCATCAGCACGCTCCGACAACGCAGACTGCAACACCAACTCTTGCCACGGATCAAGAAACAGGCCGGCAAGCGCAGCGAGCTCAACCGCCTCCGCACCAGCAGAACTAACCGCCGACGGCGGCACGACCAGATGAGTTGGCACCTGGCTTCCGAGAAGCTCGTTTAGCTGCGAGGTCATTAACAAGATTCACCGCCTGCCCATCAGAAATCCCCTCAAGGATCTCAGTAACCACAATCATCTGCCGTGCAAGCGAAGCCAACTCCGCACCAGTCGTAGAAGGTGCGTCGATCACCAAAGCGATCTGGTCACGCAAAGCCTCGAGGGTCGCACGCCGATCACCGCTTTGCGCAGCATCCAAAATTTCACTCAACGTGACCACCACCTAAACCAATCCACACTGCTTGTGGATAACTTTTTACGTCGCCAAAGGTTATCCCCAGAAATCTGTGGATAACTTGAGAAATTGTGGAGAGAAAAATTGGGCCCTAGAAGCAGGTGGGATACTCCACCACTCATTCCTAAAAATCGTTCACGCATTTTCTGTGGATAAGTCGGGGCCTGTGGATAACTGCATGTGGATAACTATCTCACTGTGTGTGAGGTTTCACCATTGCCTTGTGGCACCTGGTCGTTGTGGTTGCGCTCGGTTGTTGGAGCGTCGGCTGTTGCATCCGTGGTGTGCGAGCCGGAGGTTGGCACGGTCGTATGGTGCGCCGCCTTGGCTGATTGGAATGATGTGATCGACACTGTGTGCCCATCGTGTTCTTGGTTGGATGGTGTGGTCTACTGCTCGTCCGCATAGCCAGCAGTGTGTTTCTTCTGCGTAGACGGTGAGGCTGATGGTCTTCCACTGCCTTGTGCTGCGGCCTTTGGATGCCATCAGTCACCTGCTTCTAGGCTGGGTGTGGTGAGACTGCCGTAAGCGTTACATGTGGTGGTGGCGATCGTCAAGGTTATCACCGTGTTTTATTTTCGTGGAGTGCTTGGTTGATTTCTCGTGTGGTGATGCGTCGGCCTTGGCGTTGTCGGTCTACCAAGGTGGTTGGTGGTAGCTCGAGGGTGATGTTGTGTTGCATTTGTATGCGGAGGATGAGCTCGTTGCATGTGCGGCACATGGGGTTGTTCTTGGTTCGTGCGGTCCATGTGCCTACTCGTGCGCATGATCTGCACCCGTCGTCGGCTTGTGTGGTGGTGGCTTGGATGTGGGTGGTTGTGCGTTTGGGTGGTCGTGCACGGTTGAGGATGTCTTCTAGTTCGATGAGGATCTGTATGGTTCGTTCGTAGTCTTGGTCTGATCGTTCTGGGCCTTTGTCTGCTCGTGTGGTTGCGAGCCTGCCCGTCCTGTCACTTGTCGAGCTTGGTGTGCCACCTGTGCCGCCAGCGGGGAAACCGGAGCGTTGTTCGATGAGTGCTTGTGCGCCTTGTTCGAGGATGCGTGTGATTGTGTTGGCTAGGGCTGTGAGCTGGTCTAGGTCTTTCACTGTTGGCTCCTGTGGTTGGCGATGATGGCTTGTGCTCCTGGTGTGAGTGGTGGTGGTGGTCCGCCGTGTAGGGCTGCGGTGAGTTGGTCGATGGCGATGATGAGTTGTGTGATGTCGATTTGGGTGGTGGTTGAGGTGGTTGGGTGTCTGGTTGTGGGTTGTGTTTGTTCCCAGTTGCGGTGGTGGTCTCGGTGTCCTTGTGTGAGTAGGTCACCTCGGTATTGGCATTGACAGTTGGGCATGGTTTGTTGTCCTTAGAACTCTTCGTATGTGGGTTGGTTTGGGTGTTCGGTTTGTGGGCCGTGAACTCTGTCCCCCCTACGGGGTGACAGAGTGTCCCGCTGTGCCTGCTCAATAGTGTCCCGCAGTGTCCCGCTCTCTGTCCCGCCTTTGTTTGTATGGGTTTTGGGTTCTGTCCCAGAGTGTCCCGCAGTTTGTCCCGCAGTTTTGTCCGGAGGCGTGTCCCGAGCTTTGTCCCGCCCTGTTTTTCGCAGCGAATACTGTGCCGATTTGCGGTATCTGACTGCCGCTTGTACGTCCTTTTTGAGGGTGCCTGTTGGTCCGTTTGTTTTGGTGTGTGCCCAGCATTCTCGGATGGGTGCGTTGGCTGGTATTCCTTGTTCGTCGAGCCAGTCTGAGATGTCGAAGATGTGTAGTTCGAACTGTTCGAGGTTGCCGCCTTGCATTGTGAAGGTGGCTTGGTCGTCGAGTTCTGCGATGGTGATGTCTGATTGTTCTGGGTACCAGGACATGCGACGGTGGGTTGCTGTCCATGTGATGCCGGTTGGTGTGCGTGTGAGGTTGACTACGATGTCAACATCGTCGTTTTTTGCTGATGATCCTCGTTGGCCTCTGGTGGTGTCTTTGCCTGCGTGGTCGAGGCGTGCCCATGTGATGCCCATGCGTTTGAGTTGCATGCCTGTGTGGCGGTAGAAGTCTTGGTATGTGCCTGCGTCGTTTTCTTCGCCTTGTACTGCTCGGCCTGTGGTGTCGATGATTACTATTTCTGCGCCGACTGCGTGGGCGGCTTGGCAGAGTGCGATGCCGCCTTGTGAGGTGTCGAGGGGTGCGATGACTGGGAGTTGTGCGTAGTGGAGGTGGTCGAAGATTGTGGATTCGTACCCGAACTCTGTTAGGCGGTCGTATAGGTCTGTTGGTGTCATCTCGTAATCTACGTAGAGTACGTGTTGTGGTTGGGTTTGGGGTTTGCGTAGGAATGGTTGGCCGGTTGCTAGGGCTGCGCATGCTGCGAGTGTGACGAATGATTTGCCGACTTTGGCTCCGGCGTAGATGGCGTGGGCTCGTCCTTTGGCGAAGAGGGGTTCGAGTAGCCATTCTGTTTCGGTGTGGTCTGTGGTCCAGAAGGTTGACCAGTCGATCAAATATGGGGCGAGCGGGTTGGGGTCTGGTTCACCGCTGGCAGTGGTGGTGGTGAGGTGGTCGAGGATGTTGAGGTCTGGTTGTGGTGTGGTGAATCCTTGTGCTGCTAGGGCTCGGGCTGCTGCTGTGTGGTCGTGGTTGTGGTGGATGGCTGCGAGGTATCCAAGCTTTGTGTATGTTTCTTCTGCTTTGAGGTTGGGTACTGAGCTTGTGAATACGTGGAGGTTGTCGTTGTGGGTGTTGCCTGTGGTGGCGCTGATGCCGTCTCGGGGTTCTTTGCCGGGTCGTACCCAGTAGCGTTCGCCGTTGTTGTCGGTGTGTGAGAGTTGCCAGCCGTCGGGTATGAGTATGTATGCCCAGTCTGTTTGTTGTGCCCACAGGTCTCCTGGTCGATCAGTTGTGGTGATGCTTGAGGTGGGTTGTGTGGTGGTGGGTTCGGGGTCTTTGTCGCAGATGAGGGCTAACAGCCATTCGGGTGCTGCAGCGATGGTGTCGCATTGTTCGTCCCATTCGTAGGGGTTGCCGTTGGGGTGGATGGTTGGTGGTGCGACGATCTGCCCGCCTTCACCCCTGACATCTATGCCTTGTATGAACCCTGATGCGCTGTTGTGGATGGTGCGACCATCTGCCGGCCAGAGGTAGATCTGATGCTCACCGCCTGATCCTGTGATTGATGTGAGCGTTGGTGGTAGCGGTTCGTACTGGTCTTCTAAATCGTAGAGCGCTTCCATGTCATCTACGTCGAGCACAAAGATGCCGGAGGCTTGCCCGGTTGCGATGCCGACACCGCAGCCGGAATGTTCACCCAACCACCATCGGTCAATGGTTGCGGTGTCGGTTGTTGCTTGGTGTTGCCATTGGTTGAGTGCTGGTCGTTTCTCTCCTGGCATGATCGGCACGACCCGCCATCCTCGTTGTGCGTACTGGTTGGCTGTGTTGTGCGGGTCTGTCATGTGTGGTGGTTCCAGTGGTAGGTATCTGGTTCGGGTTGGGTGTTGCTTGTGCGGGTTGCGATGCCGCCTTGTGCGAGGCGTGTGAGTGCGTTGCGTGTGGCGTGTTTCGTGTAATGCGGGTGTAAGGCTAGGTAAACTTGTTTGACTGTCATGGGTTCGCCAACGTGTTCGAGTAGTGCTGCGATGCGCTCGGTGCTCATTGGTGCTGCGTTGGTTGATCTTCCGTACCCTCGTTCTGCTGGTGTGAGCCCGCCCCACATGCCGAACACTTCGTGTTGCCCATCTTGGAGGCATGCGGCTTTGACTGGGCATTCTGCGCAGATCCTGCGTGCCTGATCCCATGCTTGCCCGTAGTTGTTGCGGTCTGGGAAGAACAGTTCTTTGGGGTGGTATCGGCAGGCTGCTACATCCCATTCGTCAGGTGTCATTGGTGGTGGGTGATTCTCTGCATTGTGGGCAGTGTTCTGGGCACCACCAGCGGATGCCGTTGATGTTTGCTGTGTCGTGGTCAACACCTGGTGTTACTTCCTTGCCGCACTGGTGGCAGTGCTGTTGTGGTGGTTGCGGATGATTCATGCGACTCCTTCGGGGTGTCGGTGTATATGTTTTTTGAGTGATAACGGTGTTATGCCAAGGTCGTGCGCTGCGATCTCCAATGGCTCTGTGGCGATGATGTGGTCCCGTAGCTGCAACAGTTCAAGGTTGCTTTTGATCATGTGGCCTTTGGTGCGTTGCGCTGTGGTTTGCCCGCCGACTATCCCACCCCTGTACGCACCCAAAGCTTGCAAGCATTCGTCCCGTACAGGGCATCCTGCGCACACTGCTTGCGCTTGCCGTTGTTTCCTGTGCCCGTTGTACCCTGCTTCTGGGTAGAACAGGTTGGTGTCCATGCCACGGCACGCAGCGTGTTTACGCCAGTGGGCTTGTTTGTTGCAGTCTTCGACGATGATGGTGAG